CATAGGGGTCTGTGACGATGCTAATTTCGTTTGAAATATTCACATCATCATTCAAAGTGGAGGGAGTCTGGAGCCTCCGCAGATTGCGAACTACATCGCCGAAGTACGGACGTTCTGTTATCTGTTCGGTCCATACCCCGGGAGCAGTCTCAACTGTTTCAGCGTATCCAACAGCACCATAGAACTTTGCCATTTTGAATTTTCACGCCTTTCTTTTTGTGGAATTAGCCCTCGCCGCCGTTGCCAGAGGAAGAAGTAGAGGAAGTCACGTCCTCCTCCAGGACAATAGCAGACTTGATGCGGGTCAGAGCGCCGGAGCAGCGAGTCTCCAGCAGGCTCTTCTCCTGGTTGAAGTCAATGTCAAACTGAGTGAAGTGGGAAATCTCTCCGCCCTTGGTGGAGCCCACGGAATAGTCAGCCAGGTTGACAAAGATACCCAGCAGCTTCTTGGTCTTGCCAGACACGGTACGAGTCAGACCGTCAAACTGCTCGACAGTCTGAATGCTGCGAACATTCAGAGCCGCAGCCAGATCAGTCTTGTCCTTGTACATACGCAGGCCATTGCGGTCACGGGCCAGCAGCATGATGTTCACCAGATGGGGAGCGCAGTAGAAGTCCATATTGCCGGAACCCTTGTACTGCTCCCGCAGGTACAGAGCCTTAGTGATGATGGACTCAGCGTAGATGAAGTTCTCGCCGAAATAGGTGCCGGTGTCGCTGCCCTGAAGCTCGGAGCGAGTGGAATCCAGATCAACGTCGCCGTGGATGACAAACAGCTCGTCGTCAGTCCAAATGGGACGGATGTGAGACGGGAAAATCTTATCAGCATGATCATCTTCACGGCCGTCGCCAATCATGATTGCCTTTGCCAGCTCCTCGTTCAGCTGGAGGCGGTCAATACCGTACTGATAGGACACATAGTCGAAATCGGTGATGTCGATGATGTCATCACGGTTCAGAGCGCTCTTAACATACACGGTCTGGGGGTCAGTGGTACGTCGAGCCTCGGAATACTTACCGGTCAGAGCCTTCTTCTTGCCCTTGTCATAGCCCTTCGCCCGCAGATCGTCAATGTTTCTGATGTCCACCTGACGAGTACGGATACGGCTGTAGGGGCTCTTATGAACACTGGACATAACCTTGGACACCCAACCCTGGTCATACGTAATCAGCTCAGGAGCACCGGAGCGAACATCCTTATACTCCGGAAACAGCAGTTTCAGGCTTTCCTCAGTGAAACCGCTCACCTCTGCGACGTCATCGTCAGAGGCGCCAGAGTGGGACAGATAATCATTTGCATAAGCCTCAAGGGCCTGCTGGAAGCTGCCGCACTTCTTGGCATCGTTAATAATGGTCATCTGGTCGGAATGGCAGATAACAGTGCTGTCCTGCCGATCATCAGTGTCGAAAACATTGTGCTTCATTTCTTTTTCCTCCTTGTCGTCATCGGAATCTTTGTTGCCGTCTTCCAGCGCCTGACCAATCAGGGCGTACACAACGGTCTTCTGTTCTTCGGTCAGAGTATCAAATACATCAGCAACGGTCTTTTCACTCTTCTGAGTGACATTCTTCTTTTCTTCGTCAGCCACAGGCTTTTCCTCCTTTTTGTTGTCATCGGAATGACAGATAATTTCCTCTCCGCTGTAAATAACAGCTTCTTCATCGGCGCCATCGCCATGCTTAATCACCGATTCGATATGCGCACCGGGATTCGCGCCAGCAATAACAAGGCTCACCTCACGGATGTTGCCGTGAAGGACATTTCCGCCATTATGCTTCAACTGATTTGCGTAAATGGACAGAGAATCCACATCGCCATTATCCACGAGAATTCTGGCAGCCTGGCCGGATTCGCTATCATTGAACTTGCAGTAAGCGTAGACACCGTCCTTACGATTCTCAAGCACCGCATGTCCGAGAACATTAGTAGGCTCATCATGCTGGTGATTCCACACGAGAGGGACGGTCATGCCATCGCAGTCTTTGAACGCATCACGGCGAATAGTACGTCCATCGGAACACTTAATGTCATTCTTTGTGGCCCATCCACAAAAATCGAATTCCATTTTGAATTTCTCCTTCCTTTTAGTTTTCGTTGTCTTCCATCATCGGTTGCGGGGTAGGCTCATTACCGGAAGGCTCGCTCAGGTTTCTATTTCGCAGTTCGTCAGCCTTCGGGTCTTTGGCTGGCTTCATGCCAATCACCTGCCTAATCTCATTGGAAGACATTATTTCATTGCGGGTCATCTTATCCGCAATTTCGGCCAGTTCCGATACCGGAACCAACTTAAACGGGTCTCGGAAGAAAACAATAGACTGCCCTTTGGTACGAGCAGTCTGTGTAAGAAACTTTCGCTTCATTTCATCCGCAATTGCAGAGAGAATCGGTTCAATTGTTCGATTGTAATAGTTCAGCATTGTTTTCTCGTCTGCTGTACCATCCATGATTCCCTGAGTGATTCCTAACTGGCTGTAAAGCATACTCGTCAGGTATTCAATCTGGGACATCAGGTTGTTTTCAACAGGCCGATTAAGCTGAACAATCTTTTCGGAACCGTCAGCATAGGCGATTCCGTATTTAGAACCTACGAGCTGCTCCTCAAGGTCTTTTCGCCTGCTCTCAGCTCGCTCCTGCTTCATCTTGGATTTGACTACATATGGAAGCTGGATGATGAGGTTTAGCTTTCCACTTCCGCTCTGCTCATCAATGGCATCCAAAATGTTGAGTTTCCGAATAAGTCGCTGCAAAGTGGAACTCGGTTGATTCATTACCGAATAGAATGGGTTTTCCACGATAGAAACAATCTTTTTCGGAACAACTACGTCCTCTTTTCTTCCGATTTTCTCATTGTATGCCTGAATTTTGACATGCTGCGGATACCAGTCGACAATCTTTCCGACCCGCATGGAATTGATGTCGTACGACCCAGTAGTTTTTGGGTCAAGAGTGGTATCCACTGGGAGAAGTGCAATCACGCCCTCGTCGAACATAGAAAAAATCGCATCTTGCAGGAATGCCCGGCCGGTCTGGTCGATATTGGCTTCCAAGTTCAGGCATTTGTTCAGACCGGAATCAATAACTTCGGCAAAGCGGTTATTCTCATCCAGTTTGACATGCTGAATCGAGATAGCTGCGCAATCCATAGCGATGCGATTATATACAGATGTGATGATGGAGCGTTCGTTGCCTCTCGTAAGTCTTCGCCTATCAGGGCTGTAAGAATAGAATGACCCTGACGTGTGTCTGGGAGGGTCTCGGTTCCAAAATGCGTTCCAGGCGTGTACCAACCTGGAACCTAAAGGCATATTCAATTGTAATCACCTACTTCATCTTATTCGTGCTCCATTTCGGTCGTAAAGTCTATCAGACTTTTTTCCTTTAGTAAAGGATGGTTCTAAATCGAAATACGAATGATCTCTAGATTCAAGTGTATAGCCGTATTTTCTGACAATCATATCTTTATACTCTTCGATGGTATCTCTACCGTATCTATCAATCAATTTTTGCGTGACAATGGAACCAGTTTTCGCACGTTCTTTACGTACCAAATCGTCAGCTTTGTCTAACATTTTACTGTAATGGACAACTCTTTCTGCTTCATCTTTTGTCATCATGAACATATTGTGATTCTCGATAACATCTTTATATTGATCTTTTGAGAGATACCCATCGTACCAATCTACGCCGTTTTTCTTAGCGTATTTTCTTGCTTTGTCGTAAGCATTAGAATGCTTCGAACGCGCTTCGTTTCTAGTTTCCTCGATTAGATTCTTAGTGTCTCTTTTTATCTGCTTGCCAAGTCGTCTTTTGCCAGCTGGTGTTAGACTGCCGTCAGCATTTTGAAATCGTCGAACACCCCACTTTTGACCAAGGATGCCGTGGTGGTATAATTCGTATTTCATTTTAATATTCACCTTCTTTTGCTAATTTTGGAGACAATCCGTGTGTCAACCTGGAACCTAAAGGCATATTCAATTGTAATACCTACTTCGAAATGAGTCGCTCGATGAGCTGCCTTGTAATCTGAACGTCGCGATGTTTCTTTGAGTATTTTTCAATAATATGTTGTTGGGCCTCATAGCTTCCATCCTCGAATCCGAGACTAGAAAAGATAGGGTCTACCATATGTTTCACAGCACTGCCGACAATCGGAATACTCGTTAAAATAGAGTAAGTAACTTTCTTCATTGTTATTCTCCTTTCAAAAATGGACTACTACTTCTTTTGGCTTCTCAGAATTTCGTTATACGACATGGTCGTGTTTGGATGCTTTTTTCTGTACCGTTTTACAATTAAATCGTTTTGTTTAGTTTTGGAAATATGATTATACCCTGCGGCGGCAGCCCCGACCGCGCTAGTAGTTATGACTGTCGGTGTTAAAGTGCGAATTGTAAGGTCCATCATACCAAGGGTGTTTGCTTTTTTAATCTCTTCTTCGCCAACTTTTCGCACAGAATCAACGACCGTTTTTGATGAGTCAAACACAATCATTGGAGTTTTAGTCATGTAACCGCTTAGCTTCTTATCGTTCATATCCATCACAGCACCATAACCTTTAGAAGCGAGATGCTTATAAAATTCTTGGGTCGTTTGTGCGCTATGGTCGGCCAAGTTAAAATTCAAAGCCCTATAAACATACTTATCGACTTTTCCTTCTCTGAGCGCACTGATTGCTTTATCGACAGTTCTCTTTTGTTCTAGTGTGGAATTAAAGGGCGCCAGCATTGCAGATCTGTTTATTAAAGCTTTCTCTAATTGATGCCTATAAGCACTATTAGTCTTTACAAGTTCTGCAAGTTCTCTTTGACCGCTCTTTTCTGATGCAACTTTGATGGCGTCGTTCACTTTAATGGTTTTTTGATATACGTCGCTGCCAATCCTATTTTTAATATGATTCCCATATAATCCGATATACTTTTTCTCATCCATTTTGGAGTTTCCAAGAACAGCATAAAACGCATCGTGCACAGATTTGTCGTTATTAGAAGCAACTCTTTTTAGTATTGTATCGCTTTTAATATACCGGTCAACCGTGTCATCATAATGCTTATATGCGACATACGAGGCAGCGGCAGCAATCCCAATAACAGCAGCAGTCTTCAAGATTTTCTCAGTTCTGTCACGTTTATAAGCGGCAACTGCGGCCTCTTCTTCGCTCATTCCCTTGTCTCGATACTGCTTCTCAAGATTTTTTCGGTGTTCGCTAAGATGCTTCTCGGAGTTCAATCGTTGTTTAATCTTTTCAGCTCGGTAATCCTCCTTCGCATAATTTGCGTTATTGACAGCTTTATGAAGCTTTTTGGCATATTTTTTTTCTTCTTTATATGGAGCCTTATAATAATCAGATATTGCTTTTTTCACATCTTCGTTTGCTTTCTGGACTTTTTCTTTAGCACCCTCAATGTCAACTTGATAACGCTGTTTTCCAGCATTTGTTAAACTACCGTCTTCATTTTGAAATCTTCGAATACCCCAATGCATTCCTTTAATGCCGTGGTGCACTAAAACATATTTGCTCAATCTTATCGCCTCCAATCAATCAAACGCATCCCGGTTATGCTTGTAGGCAACATATGCATCCATCATCGAAGCCACGGCGTCAATTTTCTGGTCAGAACGCTTCTTCCAGAGCTTGCGGTTACCATTGGTGTCTTCCAGTGTGATGCAGTTGCCCATGGCAAAAGTCATAAGCTCTTCGTCAAAAATAAGCATCCGTTCCTCTGAGAGTTTCTTCAACTCGCCAAGAGGGACGGATTCTGTTTTTGCGCCCTGTATTACTTTTTCTACCCCGAATTGGCCATTCTCGACTTCCCATCGTTCAACGAACTCTTTGGCATTGTATGGGTCATAGCCAAAGCATTGGACATCGTAGCCCATTTTCGCAATGTGCTCGTCCAGATCTTCATACACTTCAATCATGTCAAGAACTGTGCCTTCGAGCACAATCAGACTTCCCTCATTCATGAAAGATTCGTATTTATTGCGCATAGCCAGAGGCAGCTTTGATAACGTCAGCGATGTGATGTAGTTTCTGGTCTTGATTCCGAAAGCCCCATTAGAGAGAGGAAACAGGAAAGCAAACGAACAGAAGTCATCACCTTGGGATAGGTCCGCTCCAAGAGCACACTGCATTTGCCAGAACTCTCTCTTGCGATGGGGGAGGGTCTCCTCATATGTAAAGTAGTAGGTGTAACCTTCCAGAGGAATGCCAAACCTCTTGGCTAGAATATCGTTTCTTGCTGCGGGAGCTTTCTCAGCCCGCTCCACGTCAAGCTGATATGTCTCATAGCTTACGGTCCTTCCGAGATTCGGATTTGCTTTGAGCCACTTATCCGGCTCACCAACTTCGTCAATGGAATCCAATTTGTAATACCAGATGGACACATGGGGGTTGATGTACTCACCCTTGAGAATGTCCATCAACTCCATTTTGATTGTATCGCCACTTCCGTTTCGGACCGTGCCCTCGGAACTGATGGCCACAATGATGTAATCATCAACCTTGGACGCACCCTGCTCGATAGCGCCAACGACATCCTCTCGGACATCGCCGGAAAGCCATTCGTCGATTGTAGCCGCTTTAACCTGAAGTCCCTGAAGTTTGTCAATTCGCATGGGACGAACTTCTAAGTAAGAACCAGTAAGGAAGTTCTCAATACCTTTCTTGGTCGATGCTAGTTTCACACGATTGGCTTTGGAGCCGGTTGTGTTTTGCAGGGAGCCATCTGTTAGAAACTTGAACAACGGGCCCCTGGAACGAGTGATGGATGTCCGAATAGGGGAGAGGACTTCTTCAGCCTGTTTCATGGTTGGTGCTGTTGTAATCTGATGTGTAGTCGTTGTGTCTACGTTCAGAAAATAGCTTTGCAGGCAGGAGGCGTACATGGATTTTGCTGCACCTCGTGCCACGATAAGAAACTGTTTGTTGACTAATCGCTTCTTGATACGTTTTCTTACATATCGACCGCCGTGGCCGTCAGGGTATGGCTGGTAGACACTTCTATCTACAAAGTAGTACCAACCAAAAATATCTTCAGCCCAAAGTTTGAATGTGTCCAGGAGTTTCAGATTGCCTCCGTCAGTCAGTGTGAGCTCATTCTCACAGTATTTAACAAAGCCTTCGACAGCTTTGTCATCATAGTAATACTCTGGATTGTCGATCAGGTCGTCGATGCGGTTCATTTGCATTGCAACCTCTCGGCAAACCGGTATCTCACCTCGAATCACGGCGTCTCGAAAACGGCCGTAGTAGATAGGGGTGGCCGTGTTTGATAACGCCATTTTGAATTGTTCCTTTCTTAATCGTCCTCTTCCTTGTCTTCACCATGAACTTTCCAGAAGGACGAAATTTTCTTATTATTAGCCGCTTGAAAAATTCTCGCCGACTCTTCTTTGCCAACCACACTATCCAAGAGGCGTTTGGTCGCTAGAAGACCAGCACCAGTAACAACTGTTTTGGTTGCCTTTTTTGGTGCTTCCCGAAGTCCCTCTTTTACTCCTTCTTTCATACCTTTAATAGTTATCTTTGCAGCCGAAACAATATACTTCTTACCAAGACTAACAGTTTTGGAGCCGCTGCTCTTTAGTGAATTGATAGTAGTCTTACCCACACTAGAGATAACCTTGCCGGCTGCTTTTACAGCCTGAGGGTTTTTGGCACAATACACCGCTGCTGCGGAGACAGTTCCAGATACCAAAGCGGCAGCAACAAACTTCTTTGTCCGCTCACGGCCGATTTGTGCCGATTTTGGTTTTGAATTCGACCTGATAGAGCGATAATGGTGTTTACCCTCTGTTGTACGAGTACCGTCTCGGTTTTGATATCTGCGTACACCCCAGTGCATTCCTTTTACACCATGGTGGTAAAGTTCATACTGACTCATTTTCGTATTGTCACCCTTTCTGTTTCATGATATAATTGAACCGTAATTCACAAAGGAGGAGTCCAATATGCCTGAGTTTCTAGATTTGATTCCGTGTGATATGTCCGAGTTGTCTGGTGGAAAGTATAAAAAAGTGGAGCTATCTTCAGATCAAAAGTCACAGTTGAGCTTTGCTCTGTCTAAAATGCCGGACATTGCCGCCGCGAAGGTTGCATCGAAGTTATACATCGTAAAATACCCAGAGGGGATTACAGGCCCACTGATGCAGCTTAAAAGAGGCGGATTCGCCTCGGCTATCATGGGAGAAAATGGTATTATTGCTCACGCATCACTTCATAATCTAGCTGCTTTAGCTGCTCCGGCACAGTTGCTTTCTATCATGGCACTAGCTACTGGGCAGCAATATCTAACTCAGATCAACAGCGAAATAAAGATCATCAACCAGAAAATGGACAAGATTCTTGATTTCTTATACGGCGAGAAAAAGGCCGAGCTTATGTCCGAAATCAGCTTTGTTCAATATGCATACGACAACTATGCATCCATCATGCAATATAACGAACAACGAGTTGCAACTATTGTAAGCTTACAAAACGCAAAGAAAATCGCCATGAAGGATATCGAGTTCTATCTCAATCAGATTGAATCTGACTCCAATGCGCAGGACAAAGATTATGCGGGCTTTACCGAAACAGCCAAGAGTGCCTTGAAAAATCAGAAGAGCTTGGAGTATGCTACTCAGTTATTTGTTATGAGCGGTATCATGGAAGCCTATTATTCGCAGAATCTTGACAAGAGTTACCTTAACTATTTGAAAACCGACATGACTCTTTACATCGAAAAGTGTAATCATCAGGTCTCATCTGCTTTTAATAAGCTCAGTGGAAAGAATGACGTCTTTGATGTCAATGAAGGAAAGTTAAAAATTCCTTTCAAGAAAAAAGCGCAAACTGAACCACTTGAACATGAGATACAGGAAGTGCTTAAAAACTGTGCTCCTGACAAAAGCGAGATGAAAGACACGATTAACAAGGCACTGAACGCGCTCACCAGCGAACCAGAATACTGTATCTCGGCAGAAGGCGATTTGTATATGACTGCTTAATTTTCGTGCTCCACCATCAAGTTAATCCTATATTCCAGTTCATCAATCTGTCGATTGTATGCCTCAATAGTAGAGGAAGCCAGAGGAGGGTCAAACAGCAATTTCACTTTTAGATAAACATAGGATTTGACAAGCTCAAGCAGTTTTGTATCGCCAATGAGTTTCGACCACTCGTCAGCCTCGCTGGAAATAGAGCAGCCTTCTTCCGGGCCAACGCCCAGCTGAGCGAGAACGTTAATGACCGAATTGATGTGCATGATTAGCTCTGGGTCGAAGTGCTCATAGTCCTCGGTGATGCCGAGCATTTTCTTTACAGATGTTAGAATGCTTTCCATGATGAACCTCCTTTCTTACTTCCTCCACGGGCAGGTGTCGTTTTTGGTTCTTACAATTGGGTTGTGCATAAGCAAGTTCTCATCGCCGTAGTGAATGGCGTTGTGAGTTCGCTTACTTACGCAGATAAGATTCTCCGGATCAATTAGGACACCGCTCCGGCTTAAGACGTCATCTCTTGTGATAGAATTCAGATGGTGAATATAGATTCGGCCGACAATCTCTCGTCCGGGAATTCCCAGGTCGCAGCCTTCGTCCCGGATGATGATTTTGTCACGGACCGACCGCCATTCACTCGAATGATAGAAAGACTGATTCAAATATCTCTCGAATCCGAAAGTCTCTTCGCCGACGACGCCGTCGAGCTTGAGATAGTTGTAGCGCTCGATGAAGGACGGAATCTGAATCAGCTCAGAATATAGTTTAATCGTACTCATCCTCGTCACTCCCGTTGTAGCTCTTCATTGCCCTAAGCGCCTCCGCATACATCTCCTCAGTTCTTCGAGCAGATTCCAGTGCGGCAACCTTGGCTTTGAGGAGCTCATTTTCTCGCTCCAGTTTCTCCTTTTCCAGCCGTTCCTTGGTGGAGCCGAGCTTCAAGAAGTGGGTAACTATCTGAGAAGAGGCAGTCTTATCTCGAATCTGCTCTTCCGCAAGATCATACGCTTCAGAAATAAGCTGGTTCTCTCGTGCTTCCGGAGTCGTGGCTCGACGAGGGGGCCTTTTGTTTTTTTCTGTCTGAGTTTTCTTGCTCTTTGGCATGGATGCTGCCTCCTTTCTGTTAGAAAATAATGACATAAAGTGTTGTTTTGGTATAGTTTTGTGATACTTTAAAGAACCTACAAAGTGCAAATATCAACGTGAAAGGAGAAATACACATAAGGAGGTGAATCATGAAAGCGTCAAGGCAGAGAAGCACCTTGTAGGCTCCTTAAAATATCACAGAAAATATCCCTCCGGAGAAAAATTTGAGAGGGCCGCGATGAGGGAGGGGGTGATATTTTGAGGACACCCCCCATACCCCTTTGAAGCGAGCACGCCCTAGCCACGATAGCGTTCACACTTCGGCAAAGTATGTTTTATCCCAAATGCGAAAGAAAAGTGCAAAATCCAAAAGATTTTGTAAGAAAGTTGCTAACTTGCAACGAAATTGCGCTTAACCTTTTTGTAAATGTTTCGAAAGTCATACTGGATGATTTCGTCAATTGCTCTTTCAACTTCAGCTTCGTTTTCTTCATCTGAAAGTTGATCTGAAGTCTTTGCGATCCTTCCAAGATAAGCGCAAGAGTTGTATCCTTTTGTGACATCGAACAGAAACCATTGAGTGAACTGCTCGAAAGGGTCATAAGGATTGTCGAACGTTGTCAATCTAACCACGAACGTTCACCTCACTTGCTTCTTTAAGTATTTAGACACCGTTGATACTGACACGCCAAGAGCTTTAGCAATCTCAGCATTTGTATAACCACTTGCTCTCAATGCAGAGATTCTGCCTTGCTTACCCTGACTAAGCTCAGTTGAAGCGTGAGGAGTAGCACGCTGCTTCAGTTTATCGCCGTCTGTATGGTTGAGAATCTGCATGAGCTTGTTCTCGCTGATAGCGCCAGCCTGGATGGCTTCCCATTCACGGCCGGTGATGTCGATAGGCTTGCGGGATGCCCCCACCTTGACACGGGCCCGGGCGAGCGCCTGCTGACTAATCTTTTTCTTCTCTTTGTTAGTCATGTCGGGATTGTCCTGCTTTTTAGCTTTGATTTCAGCATTAGCCATCAACTGAGCCTGACGCTCACGGGGGGCATTCTTAAGTGCCAGATTGAGCTTAGACTCAAGAGAGCTTACCTCTTCCTTGTATGTAGCCTTAGCCTCCGCAGAGTATTTGATCTTCCCAGTAGCCAGCATTTCCATGCGAGCTTCACGAGCCAGAGATTTCATCTTGTTGGCATACTCTGCATAGGCCCGCTCTTGGGGGGTATCGGCATCCGAGATGAGGGTACGGGCATCAGTAGTCTCAGCCATCTTGGTGCTCTTCTGAGTACGAACCTGAGTCTTACCCTTCTTGTCGGTATACTCTTCACGGACTTCCTTGTAAACGAGCTCGCCTTCCGGTTTGGAGGGATCGTACCAGGGCTTGCCTTTCTCATTGATGCGAGGCGAACCTTTGCGCTTCAGAACCTGAACTTCAGATTTAGCTCTTGAGATGAGAGTAGATGCCCCTTCATGGTAGCGGCCGTCATCATCATAAGTGCCTTGGTATTTCTTTTTTAATGAGGCGATTGCGTTTTCTTCCTCGCTCTGTTTGTAGTCAAGTTTGTGCTTCTCAGCATCAATGACCACCATTGAGTGCCGTACGGCTCTTGCAAGTTCATCAGAAGTAGCGCCTCTTAAGGTCATGTCGGTGATAAGATTTGAAATTTTGCCCATTTCAGTCTGGGTGTTCTTCATGACCTTGAACTCTCGACCATTGCGATAGTAATGCTCTTTACCCTTGGCATCGACAGACTTCTCATCATACTGATACGACTTGCTGTCAAATCCTTCAAGACCTCTGAGACTCGGAGTAGAAGTAATCTTCACATTGCGCCCTGTCGGGATAACCATAACGGTATCGCCGTCAAAGTCGGCACCGGACAACCGCTCTGCGACCTTGCTGCTGATTCCGACCGCATCAAGAGGATTCTTGCCCATGACCTTCTGACCTTCAGTGTTCTTGTTGTTGACGGTCAGAATTGGGATCTCAAAGGTCCCTCCATGAGGGTATCGAATTAAAGCAACCTTCTCTCCATCCTGATAGTTTGGAGCATAGATTTCCGTCTCCTTAATGGATGCGAGAGGAAGAATGACCTGATACTTCTGACGAGGAAGCGAAGCTGCTTTAAGATGCACGGCAGCAGACTCACAATCGTCGGCAAATGTTGCCAACATGTTCTTCTTGACCGTGGGATTGGTCAGAGACTTGAGCTCCTCAAACTCGGATACCTTGTCGTCAATTGTGAGTTTAAGCTGACGGTCGATAAGTTTCTGGCTCTGCTTGGATAAGAACTGAGAAGGGAGCTTATCGTCCCAACTTTGCCAATCTCCTTCTTCCGCTCTCTTGTTGATGAGGGACAGAGATTGTTTCTTTCCGGTAATAGGGTCAGTATACTTACCGTTAGGGTCGTCATAGTAGCTCTGGCCACCATGTTCTTTAATAAGTGAGCCAAAGGGGTTATCCGGATCGGGCTTAATCTCTTTAAGAACTTCTTTCATTGGAGTTCCTTGCTTCTTGTTGGTGTTGAACCTGACATCAATGCCATCCGGAAGGTCGTCAGAATATACTGCCATACCTTTCAGGTAGTGAGTACCGTCGACCATGATGCGAACCTGAGCATAGTGAGATTCGCCAAGGTCAAGGTCTTTGACACCAGGACGGATTTCCATAACACCATCCTTGTCGATACCGCCTTCTTCTTTGTACTTGATTTGAAGACGCTTGGAATCCATGCTGGCAGGGTACTCGAATGCTTTCCGAAAAGACTCGCCCCCATCGTAAGAAATATAATCCTTGAGAGAGTGGACGTCACCATACTCATAAATATCTTTGTGCTCAGTTCCGGGAGGGCCGATTACTCTGAGAACAGTCTGCCTGCCAGGATTGGTAGCCTGTGGAACGCCACCGCCATAGACAGGATATCCCTCAGCACTCAGGATTTCCAAAGCCTGATTCAACTTCTCCTTGGAAATACCGAGCTCACGCTCAACACCCTCACCGACATCAATGAGCCCCTTTTTGTCAATCTCCTTCTTGATGATGTCAGCGGTGACCTGGGCCTGGTTCATCCGCTTTTCGCTCTTTTCGTTCAGAAGGGAGCGAATTGAAGAGTCATTTTTGTAGCCCATAATCTCAGCGATCTCATTAAGAGACTTGCCATCAGCCCGCAAAGACTTCGCTTTGGCTACCTCAAGAGAACGACGCTCATTCTTAGCGATGGCTTTGTATGCTCTCAGCTGGGTGGTAGTAAAATCTCTGTTAATGTCTTTGGAAATATAATCAGCAATCTGTTTCTCGGTCAGGCCCTGTTTCTTAAGGCTTTCAACACGAGAAAGAAAATCACCGCTATGCTGATAAGGATTGTCTCCGGAACCCCAAGGGTATCGACCCGAACGCCGAGGCATACCATAGTGCATCAAAATATCTTCTGCAATCGGATTCATAGTTTACACCCTTTCTTTAAGTTTCAGTTCCGAGATAATAGCGTCAAAAGTAACAATCTTCTCCATAATTGCTTTGATTTCGTCAGGCTCTGGAATATAAGTTTGAACTTCGTCGTTCTGGTAGATGCGCAGTTCGATGCTGATTTCAGAAGGCTTTTTGTCGTACTCCAAACAAAAAAGAGCAGCGTAGATTTCAAGCTGCTCCATGTGTGCTGGCGTAACGCCCGTCTTCAAATCATGAATACGGAGAAGATTGTTTTTGAAAGAGATGGCATCGGCTGTACCGAAACAATTTTCAGAATAGAACAAAACCTGTTCGGGGTTCATTCGGTAGCCGATGGCATCATTTACATACATGTTAAGAGTTTTGCGGCTTCGCTGAAGCTTCTGCCCCAGTCTAATGCAACGAGCAGCGAAGTCGTGAAGAGTGGTTCCCTTCTGGGTGACAAGAAAGCTGGAATATGTATCTGCGATCTTCGCTTCATCATACCTAATCCAGTGATACTTGCTTGCGCTGAGGAAGGCGTGCTGTCCCTCAAATTTTGAATGATTGTTGAAGTTCATCTAATACTCTCTCCTTGTTCTCGGGATAGATAAATGAGCTAAATGACATATCATTCATCTTTCGCACGTAGTATTCTTGATTCGGCCTCCTACTGGCGTTGGCTGATTTTTTGCACTCAAGAGTTGCCCATTTGTCCTCGTACAAAATCAAGAGGTCGGGAATACCTTGAATATAATCCGGGTCGAGCTTCATGACCATGCACCCTCCGAAGCGTCGCTTAAGCTCTTTGATGAGGCTGGCCTGAAAATCTCGTTCTAACTTTGCCAAGTGCGATCTCTCCTTTCAGATAGCACAAACAATGAGAGAAAATGCGTAATGTGCCTCTCTCTTCATAAAAGGCCATGTTTTTTTCGCGCGGAAAAGAAAATGAAATGTCTTGTGTTTAGATGTAAAGCAAATATACTTGCATAATAGCTTTTGCCCACTTGCCCACTTTTTTTCGCCTATTATATATATTATTAAATTTTTTTTTCGCATTTAATTAAAGAAAAAAGTGGGCTTTTGGCCACAAAACAGAAAAATCACACAAAAACGGCCCAAAATACCCCAAAAACAGCCGTTTTTGACGATTTTTAGGCCATTTTTACCAAATTTTTCTGCCCACTTTTATTTTCAAAAGTGGGCTTTTGGCCACTTTTTTTGGCCATTTTTGACCAAAATCAGATTCAAAAATCCAAAAGCCCGGAATA